CATTGCCGGCAAACAGTGGGGTAAATGTGGTCAGTTTACCGTATTGATGGCAGATGGACGGCGCAAGCATGTGCGAGACATGACAGCAGGGGATGAGGTTCTTTGTCTTGGTGATGATCTCAAAATATGCCGATCCACCGTTACTGCTGCATTTTGCACTGGCACGCAGCCTATTTTTAGAGTGACAACGGCGACAGGACGATCCATTATTGTTACTGGCGATCACCCACTTTATAGTTCAGATGGTTGGAAGCCTACACAATATTTTAATAGTGGCGATCTGATCGGTGTTCCACGTCAATTACCGGATCTGGGTAATCAACAGGAAGACCCCGCGAAAATGCGGGTGATGGGATACCTGCTGGGCGATGGGGGACTTACAACTTCATCTCCAATGTTTAGCAATGTTAATGATGAAATTCTTGATGATCTTCGCACATGTTTGCCCGAACCGTGCCAATTGGTTTTTAGCGATCGCTGCACCTATCGCATAAAAGGTTATGGACGCGGTAATTCTAATTACAATCCGGTCCGTGAATGGTGCCAAGAATGGGGAATGTGGCGAAAACTTGCTAAAGAAAAACGTATCCCTGAAATAGTTTTCACATTATCGAATACATCTATTGCACCGATGCTTAATGCACTTTTTGCTTGCGACGGGTGGGTAGAGAAAAAAGGATTTGGTTTTGCTAGTGCTAGTGAAGGACTGATAGACGACGTCCAACATCTACTATTGCGCTTCGGGATTATCAGCCGCAAGAGATACAAATGTGTGTCGTTAGATGCTGATAAATTTGATTCTTGGGTGCTATCAGTTAATGATGTTGACGGATTGCGAATACTTGCAGATCAGATAGGAATTCTATCGAAGCAAAACAAACTCGAATCTATAATCAGTCTGAGAGCGAACAAACGGCAAAATGGGAAAGATATTATTCCCCATTTTGATCTAGCATCTTGCTATAAAAAATTAGGTGAATGGATTCCAAAAAAGGGGTACGCCGATCAATATGGTTATCAACTTGTACGCCGCAGCCGTGTGGCAAATGTATCAAGATCACTGGCTCAAACCCTTTCTAATTATTTTAATGTAGGTGCACGGGATGCTTATTCGGACATTTATTGGGATACTATAGTTTCGATTGATCCTATCGGTGATGATACCGTATGGGATATTACGGTGGCAGACGGTCATAATTTTATCGCTGATGACTTTTTTGCCCACAATACCACCTTCGGCCCGCTGTGGCTGCTGCGCACTATTCTGGAGATCGGCGCGGGGGATTATCTGGCGATCAGCGCGACGTTCGATCTGTTCAAGCTGAAGATGCTGCCGGCGCTGAAACAATTTATGGTCAACGATCTGGGGCTGGCACGCTACTGGGCGGGCGACCAGATTCTTGAACTATGCGACCCGGCGACGGGCGAATTCGGGGCGCGGCAGGCCAGCGACCATGAGAAAATGTGGGGCCGTGTGATCCTGCGTACAGCCGACAGCGAGAAAGGCATGCAGTCAGCGACGGCGAAGGCGGCATGGCTGGACGAACCGGGGCTGTATGATTCGGACGTGTGGAAAGATGTGCGCGGGCGGCTGAGCTTGAACGCTGGCCCGGCGCTGGGGACGACCACCATCTATAACATGGGCTGGCTGAAGCAGCAGATCTATGACCCGTGGCTGAACGGCGAAGGCGAGATCGAGGTGATCAGTTCACCGTCGACCACGAATCCATTTTTCCCACAAACGGAATTCGATAGCCTCCAGCGCAGCATGCCCGCCCACCAGTTTGCAATGGATTACAATGCCCAGTTCGGCAGACCACCGGCGGCCATCTATGAGGACTTTGTCGACAAGCTGCGCGAGGACGGCGGGCACAAAGTGAAGCGCTTCACTATTCCCAACGACTGGCCGCGCATGGTGTCCATCGACCCCGGTGTGGTCAACCCCGGCAAAGTGTGGTTCGCCCATGACCCACGCGAGGACGTGTATTATCTCTACAGGGCACAAAAGGGCGGCGTCCGGCGTGAGGCGCGGCAGCATGCCAAAGACGACCTGAAAACAGCGCGTGAGCTAAATGAGCGCGTTATCTGGTGGGCAATCGGTGCAAAGTCAGAGAAATACTGGCGCGAAGATTATCGCACAGAAGGCGCGCAGGGCGTGCGCGAGCCGGACACAGCCGAGGTCGAAGAGGGAATCGACCGCGCTACGCAGCTCATCCGGCAGCACCGGGTGTTCGTGATGGACGACGAAAAGGACTTCATCGGGGAAATTATGAGCTATTCCCGCGAGATCAAAAACGGCGAAGTCACCAAGAATATAAAGGACAAGGCGACATTTCATCTAATGGACGCCTTTCGTTATTTCGCGGTTCAGGTCATCAAGCCGCGCGCCGATTTCAAGATCAGTGTGACCAGTGTGAAAGTGACGTAAGATGCTGAATGCTATCCATGAGAAATTAATGACGCTGGGGCTGGTCGATAAGGACTGGGCCAGCGACGCGCTGAAGCAGGGCAAGATGGTGGCACTGTTCCGCGAGTATTACGACGGCAAACACCAGATGACGCTGACGTCTGAAATGAAAAGCATGTTGAATATATCGGACGACCTGCTGGAGAGCTTTAACCTGAATTATTGTGAGATGGTGGTCGGCGCGATGGCCGACCGGCTGAAGGTGGACAGCGTTAAGGCGGACGGCGAAAACGACGCCGCGCAGACATGGATCGACGATCTGCTGAGTGACAACCGCTTCGACGCGCTGCAGATCGACGTGACCGAGGCGGCGCTGCGGGACGGCGAAACGTTCGTCATGGTGGGACTGCAGGAAAAGAACGGACCGCTGCTGGCGCACGAACTGGCCTATGACGGCGACGCGGGCACGCTGGTGGTGCTGGACACGAACGGCGCGGTTATTCTGGCGGCGGTGAAAATCTGGTGGGAAGGTGACAAGCGGCGCGCGAATCTATACTTTCCGGCATCCGTCGAGAAATACTGGCTGAGCGACAGCGGCGAATTGGAGCCGATTGACGAACCGATGGCGGTGACGGGCGTGGACGGCGCGGCGGGCGGCATTCCGCTGGTGCGCTTCAGCCGCAAACAAACGGCCAAAAGTGAACTGAATAACGTGCTGCCGCAGCAGCAGGCGCTGAACCGCTCAATAGTTGATCTGGTTATGGCGAGCCTGCTGACAGGCTTTTCGTTTATGTGGGCGAAGGGCTGGACGCCGGACAAAAAACTGACGCCGGGCATGATTATGGCGGCGGCGCTGACGGATGCCAATGGGCGGGCCATCGTGCCGCAGAACGAGGAACAGGGCAAGGCCATGCAGGCCATGCTGTCGGGGCTGGACCTGAAGCGCATCGAGCCGGGCGACCTCAGCCAGATTATCAAGGGCGCACAGTTTTTTATTGAGCAGATCGGCATCGTGTCGTCCACTCCCCTGCCGAACATGATGGGCGGCGACAGCCAGAGCGGCGACGCGCTGCGCCAGCGCGACATCCGGCTGCTGGGCAAGATCACCAGTGCGCAGGTGCGCTTCGGCAATGCGTGGGAGGACGTGGTGAACATGGCGGCCCGCCTGCAGCGGCAGTTCCCCGGCAGCGGCAGCCAGTCGCCAGAACTGGGGCGGCTGAACGCCAAGTGGAAGTCGGGCGAGATCCGTAATAACACCGATATTCTGGCGATGTTCAAGCTGCTGAACGACGCCGGCTATGAACGGGCGGCGCTGCGGCTGCTGAGCCAGAGCACGCTGGCGGACTTCGACGAACAGCAGATCGACATGATGATTAATGAGAAAGCCACGGACGTGGGGCGCACGCTGGCGAACGCGGCCAGCAGCCTGCCGGGCTTCGATCAGTTTACCATCGGCAGCGCGGCGGGTTAATTACTTCCGATAAGCCAGCTTCTCAAGGGCGGACGATCAGTCCGCTTTTTGTTTGTGCGATAATGCGGGCGGGACGGGGAATAATGGGTGGCATCTTGACAAGGTGGTTTGCGGAAAGCTCATACTTGCGGCATTGAGGCGTAAGCCAACAGGTGTCTGGAGAGGAGCGGGCATTACCTTAATGAGCCAGCAGCCGTCGCAGCTGGCCGCCTAAAAATTAAATTTGTTTCTAAAATAAATTGATGCGGAAAAGAGGTAGGCTCCATGCCTATCTCTTTTCATTTGTGTCAAAAACGCTGGCATTTATACCAACTTGTCATATGAAACGTGAAAAATTCTCGCTCAAAAACAAAAAACGTGCAAAATTATGTGTAAAATTTGGCGTAAATTATGCAGCGGCGTTTTGGAGCGCGCCGGACAGCGAGGCTTCGCGCATCATGGGGCCGAACGTCGGGTCGGTGTAGGGCTGGCGGAAGTCGCGCAGGGTGACTTCGCCGTTCTGATAGGCGGCGAATTTGCCGGGGCTGGCGACGAAGCTGGCCTGCTGGCGCTGGCGGGCTTCCGGCAGGTTGGCGAACCATTCTTCGCCGGACTGGATGTTGATTGACCGCCCCTTCACCACCACCACCGAGGTACAGCGTCCGCTGTGATGGTCATCGACGCGCGGCACCGGGTCGCCCGCGTTGCGCTCCCCTTCCCATATGACGTCGCCATGCTGGCTGATGCAGGACAGGCATGTGCGGGCATCCAGCGCGGCGATCCGTACCACCTGCGAAATAATCGGCAGGTTGGCATTCTGGTGGATGGCGGTGCTGTCGCGGTAGGAGGTGAGCTGCAGCGTCCGCATGAGGTTGTTGGCCTGATGAGCGGGTAGGTTTTCGGTGACGCGGCGGATCTCGCGGGCGGTGCGGAGAGGCGACCAGCCGGACACGATGCCCAGCACGGCCTGATTATTGACGATGCCCCACACGTCGTCGCCATATTTGCCCAGCAGTGCGCCCCATGCGTCGCTGCCGGTGTAGTCTACCAAACGGGCGACGGCGGCGGGGTCTGGCCTATTCCACGTGATGCCGATGCGCCCCAGCTGCGTGTCGGTCATGCCGGGCAGGGCGAGCTGGCGCTGGATTTTACCAGCGGCGTCGCTGCCGGTGGACTGCACGGCTTCGGCTGCGCCGTCCATCACGCGGGCGTCGGCCTTCAGCGTGTCCTCCAGATCGGCCAGCAGGGCGCGCAGCACGGGGTTATCCGGGCGCAGCTTCTCGCCCGCTTCCATCAGGCGGGCGGCTTCGGCGTCCAGTTCGTT